AAAATAGCCAACGTCTCAGACGTGGGGTTCTGCTGATACTGCGCGTTCCACTGATAAGCAGGAATAGATGCCTTGACCGACTCTAACTCTTCCTTCTTCCAAAACTCAGGCCAACAAGGCTCACCAGACTCAAATATAGCCGGTAACTCAACTACCTCCCACTGATCCGCAAAAGGGTCTTTCGTCATTTGACGGATCAAGTTGCCCGTCATGTCCTTCTCCGACCACCGCGTCTGGATCAAAACAATAGCTCCACCCGGCTGGAGACGCTGACGGGGACCCGCAGTGTACCACTCCCATGCATTCTCAAAACCACTGGCAGACATCGCGGTCTGCTCCGAGTGAGGGTCATCAATGATGATTAAGTCACCACCGCGGCCCGCGAGGTTCGATCCAACGCCCACGGCGTAATACATGCCGCCCGCCTTCGTGTCCCACCGGCCAGAGGCTTTACTGTCCGCAGATAGCTTCGTATCGTCAAAAACTTCCTTGTACTCCTCAGTTTCAACCAAGTTCTTAACCTTACGGCCAAAGTTCACAGCAAGTTCGGTGGTGTGTGTCGCTTGTATGATCTTCATTGACGGCCTGCGGCCAATCATCCACGCAGGAAACAAGTACGAACCAAACTCAGACTTCGTGTGTCGCGGTGGCATGTTGATGATCAAGCGTTTAAGTGTGCCGTCCGCGATCTTTTCTAGCTTCTCTGCGATCAAATGATGGTGTCTACCGGCTATGAACTCAGGCCACATAGCTCTTACAAATGGTAAAAATTCATTGTGACAAGTTTCTACCTTCTCAAGCTGCTTTAAACGCAGTTCTAAGCGTAGTTTTTGGATGTCGGCATCTGTTTGGGTATCTAGGTTCAAAGGGGTCCCTAAGCGTTATTTTGGGCCAATATAGCACTTTTTTAAGTCAGTTAAAGCCATTTGTTTGAGAACTGTATTGTTTGTCTGAAATAGAGCACATGTACTCGGGCACAAGCACGCGGGCGCGGGCCGATCGGCGCGGATCGCGGCGCGGCGGCGACGATCCCGACTAGCCTCTATTGGACGGGGGACCCGAACGGCTGCGCGGGGATCGCGGGGCGCGGATCGCGCAGCGGCTGCGCGGCGCGGGGATCGCGGTTCAATAGGCGCGGCCTATCGTCGGGGGTTCGATTCGGGGTCGATCGGGGTTCGATCGGGGTGAAATGGCCGGTCCGTGCATAGGTTTAACCTATGACGAAAAATGCCCAGGCGCATAAGATCGCATAACTTGCCCCGGCTCTTGGATCGCGGCGCTCGGATCGCGGTACGTTTCCAGTGGAACGCGGGAGGCGGAGCGCGGCTGGGTTGTCTCTTAAATAGTAGGCAAAAAAAGACCCGCACATTGGCGGGCCTGATCAAGTAGCGGGCGGCTAGTATTCTTGCACGTAACTCGCGACATTTAAGATGTACAACTCGAGCGCATCTTCCAAGATCGAAAAGCTAGCGGGCCACATAGTACGGCGCAGGTCTAGCGATTCAATAGCACAAGCGTGCGAGTGATCCACGCGGTGTTGGCTAGATCCCGAGTAACCATCCAGCACACAATAAAGCCGAACGGTAGGACCACCACCAGCTAAAAGAATTTCACACTCAACGCCACCATCGGAGATGTCCCAGCCGGTAAAATCGCTGCTCCATGCGCTGCGATACTGAACGTCATAATAGAACGGGGTCCAATCAAAATCTTCCCCATCGTCGGGCGCATTAGCATATTGATCAACCGCCGAACATATCTCAGCAAGACAGCGCCACGCTGTGGCTTCGCTGCTACTGGCAGACGTTCCGTCTAAATAAAGACATTGCCGGCGAACCCTTGAAAGGGTGGGCTGGTTTCTTTGCATGATCTCGGTAAGTGCTTCGATATTTTCCATTTTTCGTTATCCTTCGTTATTGATTCGCGCCAACAAGTGCGGGCGTGCCGCGAGTATAACCCCAAACGCTAGACAAAAAAAAGACCCGCACAATGGCGAGTCTTTAAGAGTGCAGCGGCTGCTACATATGGGCGTGGCCGTCAGGTTCGATTCCAATAACCCCGCTCGGGGTAGGGCACATAACGGCATCACCAAAAATCTCCGGCGAAACATCTCTTTCTACCCAATCAACATAGGATAAATTGGCGAATGGTCCGGCAGTCATATCACGCACGTGCTGCTCGAATACTTGCACCAGTTTGCGGTCCTGATCCAGAGTTATGATCTTACTTAATTCTGCTAATTTCATGTCTAACACTCCAGTTCTATGTCAGCTTGAACGGTGATTGAACCGTTGCGGATCATGTCACGAACAGCTTCTTCGACCTGATCAATATCCGAGGTTGCTTCAATCTCACCATCGGCGCTCATTTGCTGAACAATGTTGCGCACGCTGTCGGGATCGGCAAAGCCAAACGCGGAAAAATCAAAGTTTTCTATTTCCTCACGGATCTTGGCGGTGAGATAAGCTTCAAAGCTATCAAACAAAATACGCTCGGGAGAAGTAGCCATAACCTGTTCGCTAATGCGCTGTCCCTCCGAGATCTCTTGAAAGTTTTTAACGGTGAGTTGCAACTCTCTGATTGCGTTCGCAGCGCTCTTGATGTCTGCGCCCGTAAGATTAAATCCAGCGGCCATTTGATCAGCGGCTAATGTGTCTAAGTAATCTACGTCTATCATTTTTCATTTTCCTATGTTCGCGCCGATATTGGCGTGTCGCAAGTATAAGTCTAATCTTATACATATAACAAGCCAAAAAAAGCCGGCATTGCGCCGGCTTAGATGGTCGCGGTTTAAATTACGCGGCTCTAGCGATTGTCTCCCATTGGTTGCGGGGGAGATCTAGAACAGAGCGCCCAAATTGATGCCAATTATCAACTTCATCAGGCTTTGCCACGTGCGCAACGGCCGTAACGGCATTAACGATAGTGGCGCGAGAAATCGGCTTATTGCGATAACCATCCTGCTGCAAAGTATTTAGCAAGCCGTTCATCACATCGTCGGCTGACTTCTTGGGCAACTTCAATACCTGTACGGTCGCGTTAACGGCCGCGATTGCGCTGCCCTCAATGAGATCACCATGCGCTGCACGCATCAATTCCACGTGCTCATCAAACGATTCACGGCTACCGAATGCCGCCACAACGTCCCGCAATTTTAACTCCAAAGCTCGATTGTCCGCATTTTTCGCTTCATCGGTTAACAGCGCCCATTGATCACCACCACGCGCACTAGTGACGTGCGTATGCCGGCTTTTGTTCTCGGTAGTGCAACCGTTTAGGCACCATAATGTCCACGCCAATTGTGCTACTTCCACGCTCCCAAGCCCTACTTCACTATTACGCAGCAAGATGCCGTTCGCCATAGTGTCGCCAATAGCCGGTTCCGCAATTTGATTTGCCGATTTAAGGCGCATATACAAATGGCTATCGGTAACCGTGCCATTCACTATTTGCCAATCGCTATCCGAATCAATCAATTGCGGCAAAGCACTTTGAACTAGGTCCAAATTATCGAAGGTTTTAAACTTATCCGATACTAGCGCCCGCAATATTGGCCGTTCGCCTGACAAGGTGCGCAGCATTTTATTTTTGGGTTCATTGACCAATATTTTATTAAGCAGCGCGTCGAATTCGGGCGCATAGCTGTCATTGTCGCGCAAACGTCTAGCGGTCCGAACATCGATATCGCAGTTATTAGCCAATTGGCTGAATGCCACGTCATTTGTGGCAAAGCTTTGCGTAGGCACGCCACGATTCGCTTCGAGCACTACGTTGGTATTGCCCTCGATTGTGCGCACTTGGATATTGTTGGTGCTGGTAACGTAGTCGGCTTTTCTGGCGGCTTGATCAGCTACCTTTTCAAGAATGGCTTGGAGCGTGCCGTTGGCGTTTTCTAAAGTTGTATCTAGCATGTTTATCTCACTTTTATCGGGCGCGGCAACCCGTTAATTGAACCGCATAAGAATAGTCGCATATAAGGATAGGGCGTGCAACCCAGTTTTAAAAAGTTTAATCAGGCCGCAATGCGCACTATTTCATTCATATTCACGACAAAGCCATTATCCGCTTGGACTAGAGTGCGTTTTTCTTTTAGCCCGATAACTACGCGGCCAGCAAAAACATTATCGAGATCGCTCGCGTCACCATTCACTACTTGCCGGCCCAGAAAAATATCCGGCATAGGACCACGAAATACCACGACTACAGGCACGTCAGTTTTTAAAGCTATGGCTACTTGCTTGGCGTATTGAGCACGCCCGCTGTAACTGAACATCAAGCTATAGTTTGCTGGCGTATTGCCTATCCGAGCGGCCAGTTTTGTATAGTCATAGAAAAATAAATTCGGGAAGGCTTGAGGTATGCCATGCTTTTCAAATGGAATATCGCTAAACACGTTAAGCCGGACAACGCCTTGCACGTTTTGCTTGGCGCATAACTTGTCAAAATTGCTCAGTTCTCTTTTTAAAGTTTCAAGGAACAAAGCAGTATCGCGCTCGAAAAAATCGGCTTTCGCTTTGCGTGCCTTGTTAACACCCTTAAATATAAGGGCGCGGCCAGAATTAGATATGCAGCCATCCATACAGCCAGCGGCTTTTGCTCCGGCGCACAGTCGGTTATTGGGGTACAGGCTCAAACTAGCCAAACGAATGGCTTTAAATTGCTCGGGGAATAGATCAGCAAGTATGTGCTGTTCTGCTTTGTCGAAGGCGTTAAACCCTTTTTGCGTTTTATTTACCTTGGTATTCGTCGCTCGGGTATCTAATAGTTTCATCGTGAACATCCGTTGTTATAGGTGTACGCGAATTGTCGTATATAGCTAGTTGCCGTGCAAGTGTTTTTTGTTGCTCGGCAAATTGTTTATCCAAGATTTTTTGGCGGCGTGCCGTTTCTGACCGCACTTTATTCCATTGATTCTCTCGATCTTGACGAAACCTAGAGAGGTTTTTATCCGCTTGCTCATTTTCTTTTATTCTTTTGTAGGATAATTTTTCAATCAAAAACAGCACTTTATTTTTCCTTATGTAAGTGAGGGACGAACGCTAACACCATCACAACGCGCAGTGTCAATACAGCAATAGGTAAATAGTTATGTTTCTAAAACTTTTAAAAAGTCAGGCCAGTTTATCGGCTTAGTAAATCGGTAGTGCGGTTCAAGCTTTATGCCTTGCTCGAACAGGTCCATTGCTTGATCGGCCCTATATAGCAGCACGTCATCATTCTTTTTGACCAGCACCCATGAGTTCGCGCCACGATGGCGAACACAGAAAGCTATTTGATGCGGGGAAAGCAAAACCTTGTTGCCTTTTGCGATTTTTAATTCGATTAGGTGAAAGCTTTTGTTTCGGTCCAGCAGCAAAAGGTCGGGCGTGCCCAATGCGCTTGTATTTTCAATGCGGGTAAAACAAGTATCAGTGTTCGATAGCCCCGCCTTTATCGACTTCCAGAAGTTCGCTTCGCTCTGGTTCGACATCAATCACCTTCTCGCCTAGCTGGCGCTTGAGTTCTTCTAAGGCTTTCTTTACTTCCGCCTTGCTCATTTGATCAATAGATCCTGTACGGATCTCAGACTTGCTAACGTAGATATCACCTTGCGCAAGGCCCCGAGCCTTTTCAGCTTGAACAGCAGCGCTGTACGCGCCGGCTGCAATCGCATCGTCACGGATTTTTTGAAGGTCGCGGATGTGCCGGCTATAGGTGACTTCATACTTTTCTGCCAATTCAGCACGCCTAGCTTTTAAAGCTTTAACGATGTGGGGAGACTTGCGAGGGTTCAGCATTTCGTAGGCTCGGGTGTGACAACCTTTGATACTGAAGCCCGCTTCAGCAGCCAAATCCCTCAGAGTATCTTGCCCTTCGCGAGTAGCCACCAATTCAACAAACTTAGCTTGCTTACCGGTCAATCTGGTTTCCTCACTGACGCGAGGTCTACCACGTGTTTCTACTTTCAATTCTTTTTTTGCCATGCGCACTATCTTATACGATCTTAATTCTCAGTTCTATATAGTACTTTCTACCAAAACAAAAATAAAAATAAAAAAAAGTTCCGGAAAACTCCTATGCTAAAACGGACATTTACATTGTGTAACAGCGTTTGTGACAGTGGTACGCCAGCGGTACGCCGGAAAGCCTTCTGCGACAAGGGTTGTACCACCGTACCGGCCGTACCGGCATTTTTCATTTTATTTTTTTATAAAAAACTATTTGGGCAAAAAGTTCTATATAGAAGCGCGAATTAAGCACCGCGAGCCGCGAACCGTGACATTTCCCTCAAAAAGGTACGTCTTGCGCCCAAAACAGTTGCATAGGTATGCGATATCCTATAATCTCGCATTTCACTTTATGGATTTAAAAGCAAAATGAGCAACCCCAAGTTGATGGTTTTAGGTAAGGAAAAAGATTTCACCAAAAAAGAATTGGCGATGATCACAAACTTGATTGTTGAAAAGTTGACCGCTGCGGGGATCAAGCCCGACAGCTTTGCTTTCCAGATCCGTGTTGAATACCAACTAAAGGAAACCACATGAGCGATTTTTTTAGCAGTTGCACCATAACTTGTGGAATCAACCACAGAAAACAGGACGGCAGTGACTTAACGAAAGAAGATGTCATTCAAGAAATGACATATGCAATCGAAAACTTGTTTAGTCACTTTGGCGATAACGCCCACGAAGAGTTGCACTTAACTCAAACCCACTCAGTAGAGGAAACCACATGAGCGTCAAAGTTGATTTTGCTGATGGACACGGGGATTACAAAGACCCGCTGGTCGAGCTTGCCCGCTACGTTGTGCGCTATGGCGACGACAATGCGCTGCCTAACCAAGACAGCGAGGAAGGTAAACACGCCTACGAAT